CTCGAACATGTCGGTGGCGGTCTTCCCGAACTTCCCGAAGGTCGCCTCCGCCCGGGCGAACTGTGCGCCCATGTCGTCCGCGACATCCACGCAAGTCTTGCCGAACTTGACGATGGCACCGACGGCAAACGCGCCGGCAAGGGTCTTGCCGAATTTGGCTAGCGTGCCGGAGATGCTGTTGGCAGATCTGGTGACGGTAGAGCCGACCGAGTTGAGGTCACTTTGGAATTTCTTGATTCCTTCTACCGTGATCGGGACTTCCAGTCTGAAAGCTTCCATGTGTCACTCCGGCTTGATCCGGCCAAGGGTCTTCTTGGCTCTGTTCACTATATCCACGACATTCTCGCACGCTATTCCAACAGGCTCGCTAATCATGCCGAGCTCGCGCTTGAACTGGCTGTAGGTCTTGTCCTTAATCTTGTGCAGCCAGATATCGTAGACTTTCTCTTCGTTCATCCGTCCTGTAAACGCCCTGACGAACTCGCAGAGCCTCTTGGCACGGATGGCCGCATCCAGATGCGGGGGATTCCCTCCATAGCGAGCATAGAGGGAATCGTAGAAGTACAGGTCACCCGTCAGAGCAACTTGCCAAGAGCCCTTCCAAAATCCCTGGTGTCCTCGCTGTGGATGAAATCTGCGACGGCTCCAATGAATTCGGACGCCTTCATCTTCCGGAGCTGCTCTTCCGATTGCCCGGAGACCGACGCCATGAAGGAATAGATCTCCTTTTCGGCCTTTGGAAGGTTCGTCAGGATCACTCCGACGATGTCGAGCGAGAGCGAGACCGCCTTCGCCGTATTTCCCTTTCCGTCCTTCTCGAACATGGAAAAGACGGAAGGATCGCTGAAGGCTGTCTTGAACTCGTTGAGGCCGAGCTTGACGATGATCGTGGTCAGCGGGAAAAGGTCCTCGCTGTTGAGTTGTCTGAATGTCATGCCGACTCCTTCTCGAAGTAGATCTCGTACGCAAGATGGTCCATGTCGCCGGTATCGCTGATGTCGATGTGCTCTTCGAAGGTATAGGCGATTGCAGCCTCCTGGCCGTCCTGTCCCTGTACGGGAAGGCCGGAATTGCAGAGCGCATACGGGATGATGCATACCACGTCGCGGCCGTCAAGCAGCTTGCCGACGAAAGCGAGGTCCTTCACGTAGTCGCCTTCCTCGATTGAGCTTTTCGAGACGATCTTGTCGTAATTGCCTGTGGCTTCATCTTCCGCTCTGCCGAGGATTGCCAGCTTGACGATGTCCTCTGTCAGTTCAAGCAGGTTCACCTGCAAGGTGCATGTCTCCCCGTTCTTGACGGCAAGGCCTTTTACCTTCACCGGCACGCCGTCGGGAGCGATCTCGACGATGTTCGGCGTGACGGTCAGCGTTCCGCCTCCTTTCGTCGCTCCGAGAGGAATTCCCTTCCACGAGCCGCTGTCGTTGTCGTACTTCATGTCCTTGTAGAAGACGCCTGCGCCGAAGAGGATCCTCTTCGGGGTCTTGGTCGTCACTCCTGTCTTCCTTATGGTTCCCATGTCAAACCCTCCACTCCTTCACGAGGAGCTGTATCTCGATTCTCTTCACGTCCGCCGTCCCCGTAGGAATGGTCTGGACGGATTCCACCCTCACCGATATCCCGGATTCGCTCGTGAGCAGTTCCCGGACATCTGCGAACGACGCCTTGATGGTCTCCTTCTCGGCCTCCAGCCTGCTCCAGCTGCCGCTGGTCGAGAAGCCGTCTAGAATGAACAGTGTCGTCTGGCTCTGGTCCTCTGGCAGGTATTGCTGCTCGCTGTACGAGCCGATCCAGTACAGGTCTCCGTCACTTCCGTTCCAGCGCTGGTAAGCGTACCGGACGCCCGCCTTGGAAAGTGCCGATGCGATGAACGCAAGCGATTCCATCGTCATTCTCCAAACACCTCCCTGGCATGCCTCGACAGCTTGGGCAATATCGTCTCTCCAGCCCTGAGGAACGCCCGTTTCGGAGGCTTCCCGTATGTCGTATGCCAATGTCCATCACGGTCCTTCCATCGCCAAGGCGTCTTCCTGCCGTTGCCTTCGACTGCGTACCGTCCGGTCCCGTATTCCTCCCAGATGGCGTTCTCAGACGGACTTCCGACAATGGCCGTCTCTCCGACGACAAGATGTCTCCATGACTTCTTGAGGTCTCCGGTATCGACCGCGGTATTCCTGACAACCTGGCTCTCTAGCTCGCCGGCGGCCTCTTCCAAGAACGCAAGAACCTTGCCATTCAAAGCCGACATCACCTGAAGACGATTGTCAGAGATCTTTACTTCCGCCATGTCATGCCTTCCCTACATACGTGAGGTAGATCTCCAGCTGGCAGCCTAGCTCCATCGGGTCGTCCACGTAGACGATGTCGAACACCTTGCCCGCACAGCGAAGACGGCCGCATTCCGGCAAATCGAACCTGTCGCAGACGAACATGTGCGTCGAATTTTCCAATTTTCTGGCGTATTGGTAGTCGCTTGTCCCTGCAGTCATGTCGAGCCAGCCCTTATGGATGGCAACTTCGTCCCATGACTCCACCTGCTCGCCAAGCTCGTTACCCACAACGCTCCTCTTCAGGAACGTCGCGGTGATATTTCCGCCAACCGGCACCATCGTCAGGTCCTCATGCGCATGTACGGCTTCAAAAATCCCAGCAGCTGGGCGGGATATCCCATCAGGGAGTCCCCCGCGCCAGTGCCGGCATAGCTTACCGAATGCCTGGACAGCGTCTCTCCGCTCAAGCCTACCTTGTCGCGATAGGCCGCCTCCCATCTCATGAGGTCCACCACCCCGGCCTTGACGGAGGCAGGATAGTCTATCCTCGTGATCGAGAGCCCGGGACTCGCTTCGTCCACAAGCCGTTCCTTCACGGTGATTACGTTCCCGCTCACGGCAAGGACGACGTAGAGGCCGTCCTGCCACGCGCTTCCCGACAGCTGCACCGTATCCCCGGCGCTGAAAAAACCAGAGCATGCCGCGACGATCTTTCCTTCGTAGACCTCCACGAAGCTCCGGGCGCCACGGTTCTGGAACCTGTTACGGGTATAATCCCTGATTCCAGACTCGATCGCGTCGAGCTTCATCTGCAGGACCTCGTCCGGCTGGTCGGTCACGACATGTCTCTTGAGTTCTTCCAGGCTGAGGATCATCACAAGCTCCTCATCTCGCGGTCACCTTGTAGCCATGCCCCCGGAACCATTCCAGGAGCCACCCGTCGGATACCACGGCCTTGCCGTTGGCGAACTGAACGCCGCCGGCGCCGACCCCGCAGTAATCATTTACTGGAGTCTCGACCACGAAAGTCTTGGTTTCTTTCTTCTCCGCCATAACCACTCCTTATGCAACCTTGATGTTGCGCAGGACGCCCGCATGCTGCGTGTTCTTCAGCACGGAGGCGCCGACCATCTCGACCTCGCCTTCCTTGACCGCTCCGGGAGCGTTGAAATCCGGAAGATAGGTGGAGATCGCGTTGTTGCCGCTCAGGGTGGCGCCAAGGAATCCGTCGTTCGCATCGAACTTCACCGCGTAGATGTCGGTCAGACCCGTGACCTCTGAGCTTCCTACCGTACGTTTCAGCGAGGCGGAGACGACGGGATTGGCGACCGCCTTGCCTCCGCTGACGGCATAATGGTTCCCAAGGTCGATCATGCGCTTTCCGTCAAGCGTCATGACCCGGCGTCCGAACGCTTCCTCGTTCTCAGTCTTGTAGCCGAGCACGCGGGCCACCGTCTGGATCTTGGTCATCGTATAGCCGTTCAGCAACAGGGCGTCCGCCGCGGTGTCGTTCATCATCCGGGTGAGCGACTCATAGAACTCATCCGCGTTTGCCTTCAGCTTCTCCATGGTGGAGAGGTCGATGACCTTGTCGGTACCGTATTCGGTGCTCATGCCGGCGAGAGTCTTGTCGAGGCCGTCGAATGCAGAGGAATCGGACGCGGAATCCCCGTTGACCAGCGTGTTGTGGAACAGGCTGATCGCGGCGAGGATCTTCTCGTTAATCTGGAACTGCATGTTGTCGTATCGGCTCTCCGCCTGTCGTACGACACGGTCGATCTGGAACTTCCCGCCGAAGATCTTCAGCTCGACGCTCTTCTTCTCTACGGTCGCCTCACTCGGCGAATACTCGCTGTTGAGCGCGCGGAACGACGCGAGGGACGGCAGAAGCTTCTGCACGTACCCATAGACCAGTGTCGACCCGCCTCCGGGCGACACGCAGTTGTCGAACGGAAGCAGCTCCAGAATCTGCGAATGTCTGATGAACGTGTCGACCACCTGCTGGGCGACCTTGTCGTCCATGCCGGTCCTCATCTGCGCCAATGTGATTGCCATAGCTTATTCCCCTTTGTGTTCGTAATGGTCCTTGAGGGCGTCGGCCAGAGTCTCCGGTGCCTCGTCCTCTTCGCCTGTCTTTTTCGGAGGCCGCCTGTTCTGGATGAAGGTCTTCTTGGTCGTATCCGCAAACTGGTTCGGATGGCTTTTCTTCAAGGCCTCGATCTTGTCCTTGAAGTCCTTGATCTTGCCGTCTTCCCCGAGCTCGACCGGACCGGCCTTGCCCATCTGGTACGAGATATAGTCGACATCGGTCACCCCAGCCTCAAGCAGCTCGGCCCTGAGTTCGGCCTCGACCTTCGTCCTCGTCAGCTCGGTCTTGAGCCTCGAGACCTCCGCTTCGTATTCCTTGATCTTTTTCTGCAGGTCTGCGTTGCCTTCGGTGCCCTTCTTCAGGTCATCGATGGTCTTCTGGGCCGTCACAAGCTGTTTCTCGAGCGACTCCTTGTCGGTCTTCATCTTCCCGTACCTGATGTCGAGGTTCTCCTCTCCGGCGGTGTAGATCTTGTTCTCCGCCATTTCCGAGAGGATCTTCTCCACATCGGCGACCTTGTGCTGTTCAAGCAGCTCCTTCAATGTCATTCTCCAAATCCCCCTTACGGTTTTTACGAGTTCCGGATCTCGCCCGGGTTCCGGACGTTCTTACGCCTGTCCGTGGCGGCACGAGAAAAGGCCTCCCTTCCGGGAAGCCCTCACGATACCAGTCTATGGCATGCAAACAGAAAC